GTTGCGGGGAAGAAATCGTGAATGACCTTCATTGTGCCAGCGCCTTATCTACTCTTCGTTTCATCGCGCGATAGGTAACTCCTGAGGCACGGGCTAATTCAGATACGGTAACACCTTTGTTGTAGAGAAGTCCTGCTATATGCGTCAATTCTTGATTTGCGGTGAAAGAAACGGATGAAGGATTTGTTCGTGCGCGGAAGCGCCGAGCAAGAGGCGATAGACGCGCGATGCGCAACTGCTCGTCGTGTGGGATACCTGGAGACCTTGGACGTTTACGTCGAGACTTTGCCTTGGGCTGAGGCGGGTTAGGGGTCGCGGTGAAGAATTGGCACTCAGGCATATCCTTGATAACCCAACTGCGAATCGTAGAGCGACGGCGCGGCGGCGAGAATGCGTCCGCAATGGACTGAAGGGTCCAGCCTGCATCGTTGAGATCTTTTACACGACGCCACAGTTGCTCCTTGGAGAGGGAGGCTAAGAAGAGGGCTTCGCTCTTTGGTAGATCGGGTGTATGCGCCACGAGAATAATGTATCATCTTTTGAGACGAATGTGTACAAACTGCGCTTATAGTAACGTGTACATACGAAGCAGAAACAGTACCTTTTGGTTAAAATGGCTTGGAGGTGAGAAAGGGTTACGTATAGGGAGAGACCTTCTTGAAAACGTCTCCAACTATTTTTTAGGTTTAGTTCTTAAACGAAGAAAGACCAACACTCGTTATGAGCATTGGCCTTTGTTCGTGAAGAAGATTAGATGTGGTTAGTCACTAGGTACATTAAAGTACTACGTTGACGTGTGTATCCCCTTCAAATATTTTAATAAAGGTATCAGCGTCTACAGAACCTGTGACGTCCATTCCTTTGTCAGCCTGGAACTCCTTGATTGAAGTTACAGTCTCATCGCCTAGCCAACCATCCTTGTCAGCGTCAGCGTCCTTGTATCCAAGTTCGATGAGTCGACGTTGCAGATGATGTACAGTCAGTGACTTGCGTGCATAGACGTTTTTGTATACACAGTTAGCGAGCATGACATCATCGACGTCTTCTCCACTGACTGCTTGGCTAGCCTGTGGCTGCTGTACAGCTATAGGCTCAGGCGTAGGCTCAGGCGTAGGCTCAGGCGTAGGCTCCTCAACAATTACTTGTTCAGGCTCTATAGTATGAACTTGTACGTCTTCCTCAACTACCTCAACAGATGAATCGACTACAGCCTCAACAGCTACGTCCTCGATGTCACCCGCAGGTTCAATGTTTGTTTCTTCAGTCATGTGAATACTATATTCCTATCCTATGATTATGACTTAGGGAAATCGGCTAGCCAACGGGTTACCGCAAGCTCGCTGGCAGACCCATCGTAGGCGTTAGGACCTAAGCCCCATGAGCCCCAGTCCTTGCCTCCCGCAGTCATGTAGTAGGCAGCCTTGGCATTAGCCACAGGGTCAAGTAGATCAGCCATCTTAGTGATGCCTACCTTGTCCTGAAACTTAGCCAGGCGGTCAGCGCCCATGCTTCCAATCATGTTGATTTGGAATAGGCCGTATGAATTGTCGCCGGTGTTGGCGTTCTTGTTGTGAGAAGTGGGATGCCCCCTTGACTCACGCATGACAACTGCCCATGCTGTTTTGAGAGCCTTGCCCTCAAAACCAACAGCCGCAAGTAGCTCTACGAGCTCGTACGACGTTAGTTCCTTTGCATCCTCTAAAGCTAATAAAGGATTAAGCTGCTCGATCTGTTTGATGTGTTCCGGTACTGTCGTTGGAGTCGTAGCCGCATTGCTTGTAAGCACTGAGACTGAGAAGATTCCAATTGTTATTGCCGTAATATAGGCTACGGTCGACATTGCTATTCCACGTAATGTGAGTTTTTGCAACGCTAGTTCGCCTCCTTAGGTCGGGGATGGGACAACCCATTGAGGTTCCAATGAGCTTCTTGCTACCGCTACGCTTCTCAAGCTGACGCTTGTCCTCTACCGCTTGCGTAGGGTCGGAGATAAGAAGGGATAACATTGTTAGTCCTTCCGTCTCTCCGTAGTAGGCTGTTTGCCTGGTGTTAATAATACCACATAGAAAGCAAAACAGGCACCCGTAGGTACCTGCGTTGCTGCTATTTGTTTAGACTGTCTGAGCTAGACACGCCCAGGCTACCGCAGATAACCCTAGGGCTAGGATAAGGTTTCCCTTATCCGGTGTTATAAGGGCAGTGAGTACGGTTAGGATAGACAGTACAGCTGATATAACAGCCGGCCAGATAAGGCTTTGCAGCCGCAAGAGAAGTCTATCCATTTTTACTTCGCCTTACGCGTCTTGCCCTTGAGTCTATCGGAGGTATTACGGATTGGTGTCCCGCTTTCCGCGATGAGCTTGCGAGCCTTACCGTAGGTAATACTCAGCTCAGTAGCTACCTCATCTACAGACTTTCCTGCTTTGTAAAGCGCGGCTGCCTGGTTCGATGTTATCGTTGCTGTTGTCATTGCGTTCCTTTCGTTGCTACGTAATCACACTGTGTGATTATGTATTTATTTGAGCAAATAAGACTGCTCAAGACTTAGTGCCTTTTTGAGGCTTTGGTGGGATCTTCCCGTGGTTGTTGCAAAGCATACGTCCGCCCCATGGCCCACGAGGTTTTATGTTGTTGTCACAGTCGCTTCCATACCCGGCCGCATCACACCTGCTCTTAGATCCTCGAGTGAAGTTGCTGACCAGCGAAACTATAGCTCGCTTGACTACCGTGTTGCTGATTCCGAATCCATCTGCCTCGTGACAAGACCAGCAGAGATACTCGTTGCGGCGATGAGTAGAGTCTCGTAGTGCGTTTGGCTTATCGCAGCGGTCGCAGTGTTGAATTTTCTTTGTTCGTCTAGTTCTATCACGGTAGTGCTCGGCACAGAGAAGGTTACCGTCTAGCTCGTAGACAAGCACGTTGGGCTCAGCGCAAAGGGAACAGGCGTCATAGACGTAGATCTGTTCCCGCTGGTTTGTTCCAGTCATCTGTCCTCCATAAACGTCATTGGGATAACTATATTCCTGTTTTTACTGTCTGTACATTCCACATTACTTCTTCGGTGGAACTACCCCAAGAAGAGTCTTTGGTTGCTTGCTCTTGAGTGCCCGCAGGCTTGCGAATTCTTCCTTCGCGATGTACTCCGTGTGACGAGACATAATCCATAGAGGAATTGCTCCACCGGCAACAAGGAAGATAGCCGCGAGGAACGCGGCGATACTTGGATAGATAAAGAACGTGTGAGCTGCATAAGGAATCCAAGCTAAAGCTAGGAGACGTAGAGCTACAGTATATCGGCGGTACTTATGTCCGCGGAATGCGCTGATTTTCATTTTGTGTCCTTTCGTCATTTGGTGTACAAGATAATTATATCAGGATTATCCTGAAATAGAAATACCCTGGAAGGTTAGTTCCAGGGTATTTCGGTATAACGATTAGTTGTGTACGTTGCTTGTTTCTGTGCCAAATGCAGCAATGGCTACGAATACAAGTGTTGAAAGCATAAGAATTGGCATTAGGGCTAGTACTAACATGGGTGTGTCCTTTTGTCGTTTAAGGCGGTGTTGCCTTGTAAGAACTATTATATCAGGTATTTATCTAACACGGAAGGTGTTTCTAAGACCAGGGATCTTTCGGCCCGCAGGGGATTTGGCTGTGATTTTTCCGCCCACGAATCCGGCGGGTGGTTTGATGAGTAGAGCCGTAAGGGCATGGACGAGGGCGTCAACGCGGTCAGGTGATTTGCCTTCGCCTGGAATCCACGAGGTCATCTGGGACTCGAGGTCCGCTAGGTAGCCAATGTGGTGAACACGGTTCTGCTCGTAAGCTAGCGTTATTGGCTCAGCTCGAAGTGCTTTGCCGTATTTAGAGTGTACTTCAAGGACCTTTACAGTTGGGTCAATTGTGTTAATGGCGCTGCGAACAAGCGCACCACCTTGGTTTACCTCGGCGATAACAGGGCAACCCCACTTGCGAGCCATGGCTACTACCTTGTTTGCCCACACGTCAGGGGAGCCTAAGATTGAAGCGTCTTCTAGTACCCAGCTTTGACG